TACGGATAAAGTCTGTGATTACGTGAGACTTCTCATGATCATGTTCAATACCATAGACATTCCAGAACTTAACGATACGTCCTTTCAGTGCAGTGGTATAAAGTTCACCGACTCTTTTCATGACACCATAAGGAGAGTAACTCATGTTACTCATCTGAGATGATGCAAAGACAAATCTCTTATTATATTTTTCCAGAAGATTAAAAACATTGGCCATCAAACGAGTATTGTTATTAATGAAGTCAAAGGTGTGTTGATACTTCTTAAGGTAACGTGAACCACCCACATCAAATGCAAGGAAGAACACAAAGTCTGCAGTCTCAATTGCATTCTCAAGATATTGATTTGGGATCACAGTCATATCATGATTAGGTGTTTCAACCTTATCAAAGTCAATAACTACATGACCCTTCTTACGAAGATACTCTGAAAGATAGGCACCAATCTGCCCACTTGAACCTAAGTTTAGAATTTTCATTGTTTATATTTTTTTAAATAATTTTGATTAGAGTAGTATTCAATTAACTCATTCTTTTTCATAGATTGGATTTTATCCCATTCTTCCATATTAAGATTCATATAAGGATTATTGAACCAAGAATTTTCTCCTCTTGAATGCTCCAGATGGTAAACATAATTATTGATACGTCCTATATTATATCCCAATGTAGTAAATCTGTAAAATCTTTCTTTGTCTTCTGGAGCATATGCCTTAAAATTCTCATTCTCCATTCCCCCATCAATATAAACCTGACGATTAAAAAACTGGACCCATCCAAAATCTGACGTATGAAGATTAGAATGTTTCTCAAGATGGTCAAAATCTCCAGTTTGTAAAAAATGAGAAACTATTTCATCAGTTGCTCTAACTTGATACTGATACATTCCTTGCCCATAAGGATAGATTACATCATGAGTATGATGAAGAATTGATTGATATGCTTCATCATAAGAGTCGAGTGGAAGTAAAACATCACAATCATAATTAATTACAATTTCAGTATCTGCTTCTATTATCATTTCATTCAAAACTTTTTGTCTATGAAAAAGAGGTTCATCACTTTTCTCAAAAATATGATTGACATTTAGATTAACATCAAGAATGTCTTTAAGAATTGGCAATGCCTCGTTCTCAAAGATAGATTCCGAATCTACTTCTTTAATGATAATATTAGTATCAAAATTTTCAAGTAAGTATGCAGTTGTTGTAATTACATTTCTCAGTCGATCTGATGATTCAATTCTGATTGGAATTATAAAAGTTGCTTCCTTTAAATCGTATTTCATAATTGCTTTTGAATCCATTCTAAAATATCAACCTTCGGTTTCCATGTAAGTTCAGATGTTGCTTTACGTATATCAGCAAGGGTCTCTCTCATTTCTCCAGGTCTTCCAGATAAATGAATTTGATTATCACTTATAGCATTTGCAATTTCTTGAATACTCCAATTCTTACCAAAACCAATGTTGTAAACTTCTCCCCAATTATCACACTCCATAAAACTAATTAAAGCATTGGCTTGAACAACATCGGATACATGAATAAAATCTCTCCTCTGCAAACCATCTCCAAAGATAGTAAGAGCTTCACCTTCTCTACGCATCTTAAGAAACTTACTAACTGCTGGAGCATAAGTACCGACATGCCTTGCACGTTCACCATACACATTAGTATATCTAAATGCAACAGTTTTCATACCATATAAAGGATAGTATGCCTTTACTAGCTGCTCACCAGATAGTTTACCAATAGCATATGCATTCAAAGGATCTTCACGCATAGTCTCAACATTAGGAATAGGATTTCTATTTCCATAACATGCCGAGGTTGAAGAATAGATTAGTTTCTCCACTCCAGATAAACGTGCTGCTTCAAGTACATTGGCAGTGCCCATAACTTGAGTGGAGATTGTGAGGAGTGGATTATCTACAGATGCTTGAACACTTGCCTTTGCTGCTAGATGATAAACATAATTCACACCAATAAAGAGAGGAGCAATACTAGAAAAATCACGAATATCTAGTTTATGATTTTGAGAATTTTTATTCCAATAATATTCATCGTGTCCATCAGATGATTCATTATCAATAACAATAACTTCATGACCCAAAGATAGAAGTTTATCTACCAGATGAGATCCAATAAATCCTGCACCACCAGTTACTAATGATTTCATAATTTTGCAAAAATTTTTTCTTTAAATTCTAAAGGTACATTATGTGGTTCTGGAATTATTACTTTTGCATTACATCCACTAAACCACCAAGCAACCTCAGAAAAAGTAGAGGCGTACGTACCAACTATAATATCACATTTAGATAATAAAAGCAAATCAATAAATGCATCTACATTAGTCTGAATATCATTATTATGACCAGATTCTGCTAGATGCGGATGAGAATATTTTTCCTGATCATGAATAACAACTCTATTCCCATATTTTTCTAGAAAATAATCAATAACATCTTTATTATCACCACACAAAAATATTTTACTATTAGAATTTAATGAATCAATTACATTTTCAAATAAACTATTACTGTGCCAGTTTTTTCTATCACAATACCATGATCTAATGTGAAGACCTATGGTGTTTTCCCAATCCTTTGAAAAATTTTCAACGTATTCAAGTATATCATTATTAATTTTTAATTGATCTATTACTTTAAGATACTTATCAATAAAATATTTTGGAGTTTTATCATATAATAAGTCAATATACTTATATTCTTTGCGGTGTTCTAAGTCACTATCAGAAAGATGAAGTCTCCAATTATCAAAATGAGGGCAATTGTTAAATTCATGCTCAGAACACAATTCCACATTCGAAAAAATGTAAGTGTCAGCATCCTTTAGTGTTCGAACCTCATCAAACTGAGACAAGCATGATAAGTATGTCTTAATTCTATTTGCCAATCCAGGAGATGCTAAATTAATTGCAACACTCATGATTCAATAACCTCCCAAGTTTCGGGTAAAAGATCTTTGGTACTGATATGCGAAAGACCAGGACCATACCATTTATCGGGTGCAATTACTCTTTTGTTTGGATTCTTGCACAGGTATGCACCCCACCAACTAAATGTGCTGTTAGAAATTATAAAGTCTGCACATTTCGAAATTAAACATAAATCAAAATGAGATTTTTTCACCTTAGTTGAGATATCATTAAAGTAAAAATTACTTCCTTTAAATAATCCTTGAGATTTACAAAGATCGAGATTATTGGAACAAATAATATATGGACGATCTTTTCCTAGAATTTCCATTCCTCTAGCAAAATATTCAAATGGAATATTTCTATGATTGTTATGACTACCGGGGTAATCGAAATGATCATTAAATTCTCTAACACAAATAGAAACTGGGGATTTATCCAAAATATCTCCATACTTATAATCAACTTCATCAATGATATCTTGCTTAAATCGTAAGTCCCACTTCAAAAGTCTTTGTGCATCTTTAAAGTACTTCTCACTTTGAAAATATCCATTTAAAGTAACATGATTAGGACACTCATTATAAAGTTCTTCACAAAATTCATGAGAATCGTGAAGTTCTACTTCATCCCCTTGAATATATCCATATCTGTTCCCGCAATGAAGCATATCAAAACACTTACTAAGCTCTTGATCTTCTGGGATTCTGAAATCATATCCTTTGTTTTTTGCAATTCCTACAAGAGAGGCATATTGAAATAATTGATTTCCAATTCTACCATTTTTTCCCAAATTATTCATTCCGATAGTCATAATTTAATCTCCTTATTTTGTTCTGTAAGTGTGGTGTCATTAATTTCACCAACATCTAAAGAATAAAAAGTATGCCATCCTCTAGCATTATCGGCATACCAATTATTTAATGCTCCTCTTTTCATCTTTACCTTTTCCCAAAATTCTCTAGACTGAATTTGATAATGGTTATTTAAAATTTCGGGGTCATCAGGTCTCCCAACAAAAGATAAATTTATATTAGGACCATCAGTAATAATCTTATGAATATTAAATGACTTAATATTAAAGTCAGTATTAGCAATGCATTTTGGTGCCCAAAGATCAAACCATTCAGGTTCTTCTTGCCCATTTACGGCAGCATGAGATCTATGTGTCATCCAAACCCTATCTCCAAATTCAGCACGACTAGTAAAATTTTGAACAAGTCCACCATCGGGATGAGTTAAGTGATCATTACTGTTAAACCAAACCCAATTTGTTTCTACAGAACCATAATTTTCATACTTTCTAAAAATTTCTTTCAAATCAATGCATTTAGGACTGTAAAGAAATTCATCAAGATCAACTTGAGCAATCCATTGAGTTTCTCTACAAATAGGTAGGAAAAACTTATTATTTACATCCGTTTGCCTGCCAGTGTACTTCTCTGTTATATCATTCTGAAACAGGGTAACGAACCCTTCATCAATAAATGGTTGCAGGATGGGCAGATAATCATCATCACTAAAATCATTGACTAAGTAAATGTGATCAACTCCATGGTGCTTATAGTGAAGAACCCACTCCTTTAGATTCCAACTCTCATTCTTAAAAACTGATGCTACTGATAGGTAATGTTTCATAATGTGATACCATGTTTCTTTCTACAATACTCAAACTCTTTTTCTATCTGCTCTGATGTTCTAGTTGAGATGATATTATCCGTGTTGTTGACTCTCTGAGAAACCAGTATCTCATCAAGGAAAACACACATACCATATTTACTCTTCATACTATGATAAAAGTCTATATCAAGTAGTCCATATGTACTTTCATCCCATCTGACATCCATATTTTTATTTCGATAAGCAATAACTGATGTGCCACTCATAGTATTGTTACCTCTGCCCTTCAACATTCTATCATTCCATCGTGGATATATCGGATGATCAAATGTTTTTCCTTCATCTCTTGTATGGTTAGTTCCACAAACTAACCACATCTTATCAGAATTGATCAAAGCATCGTAGGTTTTTTGTAATGCATCTTCCGTATAAAAAAAGTCATCCATATAGATGAGTTTGACCACCTCACCCGTACAGATCTTCATTGCCGCATTAGTGTTTAGAGCAGCATTACCTCTACCATCTCTGTTCCGGAAGTATGAAATACTCAAATCAAAGATATTATCATGACAAAAGTTCTGTATCTCATCATCATTACTCTGATCTGATACTACTACTTGAACATCTTTTAGTGTTTGACGCTGAATTGAATGAAAAAGTTCACTCAAATAACGAACACCCCTGCCATTGTACTCATAGCAGGGTATAGCAATGGACATTTTCATTTCAAGTCTCTACATAGTGTGCTCTAAATCTATCAACAGCAGTGTTAGATAACTCTGTAAGATAGTATACCGCAAAGCTTTTTCTTGCTTTTCCCTCAGGACAATTGAGTTTACTTGGAACTCCGTGCCAAGAGTTTTGTGTAGTATCAAAGAAAACTGCTCTATTAAATTTTGCTTCGATTGATTTAACCAGATGTCCAGGTTTATTCTTTTCTGGATCATGGGACCAAAGTTCTAAATCACCTCCCCAAGATGATTCATACCCCTCTTCAAGATACACAATCAGATTAATCTTTCTTTGAAGATTCATCTTGGGATGAATAGAATAATCAAGATGAACAGAAAGATTTCCTCCTTGTTTATGCATGTGCCACCCACCACCATGAAGACCAATGTCTGGGTAAAGCGGAGTACACCCTGTCATTTTAGAAATCTTTTCAGTAAACTCAACCGATAAAAGATTGAAGAATGTTTTGTATGTAAGAGGTGGGAACCTGTCCCACTTATTACAAATCTTCTTCTTCGCAATCCATCCATCATAACTAATCCATTCACTCTCTTCATAGTTGAGAAACTGCTGACTAATGTCCTTGGCAACATTGATGTCAAGAAAGTCATCGACAATCCAATAATCAAATGGATTATTTCCGTGCTCTGTTACTTCAAGATTGAAGTTTAGTTTTTCCATACCTTAGCACCACCATTTACCCCATCTTCATAAATTTCAAAACGATATCCATACTTATCTAACCATTCCCTGAATGCCTTCCTTTCATGATGATCGTAATCAGGTTCATGACCATGCCAATCATCAAATCTAAAGTAAAGTTCATCCCATTCACACTTATCAATAAACTTGAATGCGGATACCGTAGGTTCATAAATGTCTAGATCAATATGAACTGCACCGATTTTTGTAATTTCATATTCGAAAGGGTCCTTTAATTTATGAACATCCTCAATAATCAATGTAATATTTTCATTATCAGAAATTCTATCAATTACATCTTGAATAGTTTTTGGAATCCAAGTATATTGAGGATCTCCAACTCGAAAAGCACCCTCAGACCATCCAGAATACCCTGGAGTTGGCTGTGAAGTTTTTTCTAATCCTTGAAAGTGATCAAATCCAAAAACTCTTCTATTAGGATTTGCCTTTGCAATTGGAGCAATAGTTCCTCCAGAACAAACTCCAAACTCTAAAATATCTCCCTCTCCCGCAAGATCATCAATCCTAGAAGCAAAATCACGATGATCTAAAGTATATGAGGCAGTATTTCTATCAGTTCTTTTTGGTCCTTCTGGAAATACATTATCTACTTCAACAAAAGTAGGGGCATTATAAACAAATGACATAGTAATAATGAATTTAAAAATATTTATCGAGGAATGTAACCTTCAACTTCTATACCAGGAGGAAGGTTATTATGAAACCCAAAAGGTATTATACCACGATTTTCGGGAACGGGAGATTCATATGAAAAATATTTTGCAATCTCAATGGGAGCAATTTTACATCCACATTTTTCATACAAATGTTTATTATGTACGGTGATATTACCATCTTCATTAGTATTATTTCCACCAAACATCTTGTAAAAGTCAGATGCAACCTCTGCAACTTTAAATGGAATCCACTCATGAAGTGGAACTTCTAAGAGTTTCTTTGATCTAAGTGAAAATCCTCCATTACCCACCCTCTGATGTTCACCAAAAGGAGTGATATATGCTCTTTCTCTAATAGGCCATGGAGCTCCGATATAATCATAATCATAAAATTCATCCATCCAAGCATCAGGATTTATAATGAATGCATGATCTTGTACCAATAAAACATAATCCGTATCAATATGTTCATGAAGTTTATACAAAATATAGAAATTATATTCATCAATATTAGTTAGTGGTAAAACTTGTTCCTCCACTAAAATGCCATCAATGGCACACTCATCTTTATATTTTTCAACATACTCAGGAGTAGTAACTAATTTTACTTTTCCAAAGTTTACGACGTTTTTACAAGTGTGAAGTGCGTTGATGGTCTGTTCTATTCTTTTTGTATTGTCAATCGCAAAGCATGTAACTCTGGACAGATCAAGCATTTTTAAAATCCTCTACTACTTGTTCAATGTAGTCAATCATATCGTCAGTGATGACTGGAGAACATCCAAGAAAGAATACCGTATTAAGAACCTTATTAGATTCGGGATACTTCATTGCATCATCAAGATGTGAGTAACCAGGATGAAGAAGAATATTACCTGCAAAATAATTACGAGTCTGCACCTTATTCTTCTCAAGGTGATTAACAAGAGAGTGTTTAAGTTTCTTTTCGTCACAAACAATAGGTACACCAAACCAACTAGTCTCACTATCATCACGTTCATTAACAACACGACAACCAGGAATAGTCTCAATGATACTTTGAATACGTTCCTTGTTCTTTCTTCTCAGACGATGAATATCATCAAACTTCAAAAGTTGAACTGAACCAACTGCTCCCTGCATGTCAAGTGGTTTCAAATTATAACCCATCTGAGAGAATACATATTTGTGATCTACAATGTCTTCATATCCATCTAACCAGGTGTCAAAACGACGACCACAGACACCATTGGAGAGAAGGTTTTGTTGACCTACACAATAACAACCACGACCCCACCAAGCAAAACTGCGAGCCAGATCTACGATTTCTTTATTGTTTGAAGATACCATACCACCTTCAATGGTACAAATATGGTGTGCGGGATAGAAAGAACAAGATGCAGCCACTGCATGTTTAGTCAGATACTCGCCTTTATACTTACTTCCAAGACTATCACAATTGTCTGAAATAATATGAATATCTTTGTCTTTACAGATACCTACAAGATAATCAAAATCATATGCATTACCAAGTACAGGTGAGGAAAAGACAGCTCTTGTTCTCTCAGTGATCTTCTCTTCAATTTGATTCATGTTCCAGTTTAGATCATCCCAATTAATATCAACAAAAACTGGATTTAATCCACACTGAACCAATGGTGCAATAGTAGTAGCAAAACCACATGAGCACACAATAACCTCATCACCATCTTGCCAATTAAAATATTTCTTCAAAGCAGCAATCATCACAAGGTTTGCTGATGATCCAGAGTTTACCATAACAGAATGTTTGAAATCAAATCGATTGGAAAACTCTTTCTCAAACTTATTTACTTTCTCACCAGAAGACAACCACTTACCTTTCATCACTGCGTAAATAAGTTCCCGTGCTTCCAAATCATTCCAATAAGGTCCAGAATAATAAACATTATTCCCCGGTTTCCAGTCCTTATTTGCCATAAATGGAAATACATTGTCATCCATTTCTTTTGCTGACTGGATGAAATTTTCAATCAGTTGGTACATATCAATCCTTATTTTTTGGTAGTATAAAATAAATTTTGGTCTTTGTAAAGATCATACTCATCCTGACATTTAATCCCAGGTGTAAGAACTCCCTGCACATCAAGATAATCCCATTCAAGAACAATCATATCATCACCTCTCCACCACCCATTTGAAGTTTTATAATCAAACCAATACTTAGGAGCAATGACTTTTTTAATCGATGTACTAGTCCACACAGGCCAAAAAGAAAAAGTAGATGCGGACATAATAACATTTTTAGCATTATGTAAAATAGAGTAATCTACTCCAATATTGCCACCTTTATATTTAAAAAACCCAGTTCCCTGCTCAATGTCCTCTTGTTCATTTAAAGTAGTTGCTCCAACTACAGTTGCCCATGGAATAAATTTATTTGCATTTTCTGGATCATCAGTTACAACAACAAATTTCATGTTAGGATTATATTCTAACATCTTATTTCTTGCATTAGCATAATATTCTTGGGGACACCAGGATGCGGTAATTAAATACTCTCCTCCACGAAAATGAATAACACAAATATCATCATCAGAATAGTCAACAATATTGACATTATGACTCAACCACTTTCTGACATCATCTTTTCGATCATTAATATATCCAAGACATTGGAAAAGTCCATCAATCTTTGAATTATCTGGAAGATTATCCCAAAGATTGTAATCAAAGAAAATACCAGTATGTCCACATTGAGGTAGTGGATCATATCTTTCTCTAATGTAATTTACAATTCCATTGGGTAATTGTGCTGGGGTTTGCCCTTCTTTAGGAGTGATTCCTCCAATAACTTCTTTACCAAAATCAAAGTTTGGCATAAATTTTTTTGCTTTAAATGGGGTGCTTTTTTTAACTCCCCATTCATATCCATGTCGTTCTGCAAGTATTCTAGATACTACCAAATTCCAAATTTGATTACCAAGACCAGATCCACGATATATTTCTGTTACAATCATATTACTTAATCCAAGAAGAATACTTTTTTATATTATCTATAATATACTTTGGATATTCTTCTTCTGTAATTTCAATTACGTCAAAGTTTATATTCCTATTAAATAAATCTGTATTTTCTTGCAAATTTTTAGAGATATTGGATTTAACTGCAAGATTATCATGCTCAATATGAGAGAAAGATTCTATTTTAGTTTTAATCATCTCTTCTCCTCCACAATAACTAAAATGCCACCCACCACCATCAATAATAGGTCCTGTAATTTTATTTCTATCTTCAGTAGTTTCTCTAATTTGATCTAAAGAAATATTTTTCAAATACTCATAAGTAGCAGCTCTACTTCCAAACCAATTATTAGTCATTAAATTATTCAAATAATACATATAAAAATTCATTTGAAATGTAAAATGACTTGTATTATTAATCCATTTATTCACATTTAATATTGCTTCTGGATTTGGAATTTCGTCAATATCACTAGAAATAATTACATCTTCATCATTAAAAATTGGAAGTGTTAATGCATAATTTCTGGAGTAAATTTCCCTATCCCAAGATCTCTCAAAATTGGGAATATCAATATAATTGTACTCTATTTTATTTTTCCATTTGGAAAATCGTTTTTTATTTTTTAAAAAACAACTATCCTTATCTTTTCCAGAAAAAGTTTTTTTGCCTTCAGTAATTACAAACTTATCTACAACATTCTCAAGAATGTTTAATCTAAGCTCCAAAAGATCAATTTCATTATTGAGTATAAAACAATCAAATACTTTCATTCACACACCTCAGACAGAATGATAAAAAGGAACATATTTTTTAGACTTTATTTGATCTTCAATCCAATCATAAGTTTTAGCAATACCTTCTTCAAGAGTTTGGGAGTAGTCCCATCCAAGTTCCCTGCGAATGACATCATTGTTAGAGTTACGTCCACGCACACCAAGAGGACCGTCAATATGATTCTTCTCTACAGTTTTACCAGCAACCTTAGCAGCAGTATCTACAAGTTGGTTGATGGTTACCATCTCTTCAGAACCAATATTCACAGGACCCATAAAGTCAGAATCCATCAATCTTCGAGTTGCTTCAATACATTCGTCAATGAACAAGAAGGAACGAGTTTGTAGGCCGTCTCCCCACACCTCAATGGATCCACCCTCGTCTGGGAGGAGAGCGACTTTACGGCAGATTGCAGCTGGAGCTTTCTCTCTTCCACCATCCCACGTACCTTCAGGACCAAAGATATTGTGGTAACGAGCAACACGAACAGGAATACCATAATTCCTATTGTATGCGAAGTAAAGTCGCTCAGAGAATAGTTTCTCCCATCCGTATTCGGAATCAGGATTGGCAGGATAAGCAGACTCTTCACGACAATCGGGATTATCAGGATCCAGTTGATTGTGCTCTGGATACATACAAGCAGATCCAGAGTAAAAGATTTTAGTCCTATTTACATCATGACTCTCATTCAACTTATGTTGCTCATCAAGAACATTCAAGTTGATTGATACTGAGTTGTGCATAATATCTGCATCGTTTTCGCCAGTGAAGACGAAACCTGCACCACCCATATCAGCAGCAAACTGATAAATTTCATCAAAAGGTTGCACAAACTTTTCAGCAATCTGTTGATAGAAGTTGCCAAGATAACCAGTGAAACGAATGCAACGGGAAACAAATCTTACATCACGCAGGTCCCCATGAATAAATTCATTTGCTTCACTGATAGAATATTCGGGATACTTGAGATCTACACCACGCACCCAGTATCCTTCAGATCGAAGTCTCTTTACCATATGACTTCCAATAAATCCACCAGCACCAAGCACAAGTGCTGTTTTCTTATATTCACTCATAAAAAAATAGACAGATATATTATGTATAATACTAAAATAAAACCAAATTGTCAATATACTCTACACATTTCATGTATACCCTCATCAAAATCAACTGTAGGAAAAAATCCAAAAGACATTAATTTATCAGTATTTAATGTCATATTTTTAATTTGAATATATTCTTGGTTTTTGGGAATTTCAATATCAATTATTTCACTATCACTACCAACAATTTCTCTTGCAGTTAAAATCACTTCCCTAAAAGATTTCGACTTACCTGTAGCAATATTATAAATCTGATTAATTTCACCACTTTTCATTAATAATTTAATTGACCTACAAACATCTTCAACAAAAATGTAATCCTTTAAGAAATTTCCCCCATTGTAAAGTGTAATATCTTTATTCTCTTTCAAGAGACGAATCATATATCCAAGAACATTTTTTCCAGGACTAATCGTTGGATCAACTCCATAAACATTACCAATCCGAAAAATACGATATTTAATATCAAAAGTATTACAAAAAGAAATTAAGAGTTGTTCTGCACATCTTTTTGTTATCGAATAAAATCCTGTAGGATTACAACAGTCCGTTTCTTTCGCATTTAGAACATCATTTCCATATACAAAACATGAACTCACAAAATTAAAAGTTACATTTTTATCTTTGCAATTAGATAGTACATCCATCAAAAGATGTAAATTGGTATCAATATCAATGTGAATATTTTTAAAAACATTTTGGTTTGTTGTAGTACTTATAAAGTACAATATATCTTTAGTGTTGCAAGTTTTTTGTAGTTTTGGAACTAGATGAACACTATCAGAATACATTTTATTAAAAGTTCCACCAATAAATCCAGTTCCACCAAAAACAGATATCTTATTCATACTCATACTTATCACATTCTTTAAAAGTTTTACCAACTTTATCCTTCTCAGATAAAATTGGATCTCCGTCAACATTCCAATCAATATTTAAATAAGAATCATTCCAAAGCAAAGTTCTGTCATATTTGGGGTGATAATAATCAGTTGCTTTATATAAAAGTTCTGCCTCATCACTTTTAACATAAAAACCATGAGCAAACCCTGACGGAACCCAAAGTTGCAGTTCTGGTCTGTCTAATACAATCCCATACCACTTACCAAAAGTGGGTGATGATTTTCTAAGATCAACAATCACATCAAAGACTGCACCAGATACACAACGCACTAACTTACCTTGTGGATTCTGAATCTGATAGTGAAGACCTCTCAGAACACCCTTCGATGATTTGGAATGGTTGTCCTGAACAAACTCAACATCATAACAAACAATCTTTCTAAACTCTTTAAGGTTGAAAGACTCCATGAAGAACCCACGATCATCCTCAAACTTATTATTTGTAATGAGGTAGGCATCTTTTAAATCAGTTGCTATTGCGTTCATACCATTCAATCGTTTTTTTCAATCCGTGACTAAGAGAATACACAGGAGACCAAAGCAAGTCTTTTTTGATCTTGGTGATACTTGTAGAATACCTTCGATCATGACCAGATCTATCATTCACATATTCTATCATGCTTTCATCTCTTCCCATCATATCTAGTATCTTTCTAACAAGGTCAATATTCTTAACCTCACACTCACCACCGATATTATACTTCTCGCCAATCACACCATCCCTCCAAACCTTCACCAAAGCCGTACAATGATCTTCTACATACAACCAGTCTCTAACTTGTAGACCATCGCCATAGATTGGGATCTTTCTATCAGCAAGAATATTAGAAATCGTTTGTGGGATAAACTTTTCCCTATCCTGTCTAGGACCGTAGTTGTTTGAACAATTTGTAATGTTAACTGGCATTCCATAAGTATTGTGATATGCCATTACAAAGTGATCACTTGCCGCTTTGGATGCTGAATATGGATTTCTTGGTGAATAGTTTGTCTCCTCAGTAAAGGATCCAATATCAATGGATCCGTAGATCTCATCTGTTGAGATATGAATGAACTTATCTACCTCATGCTTAACAGATAAGTTAAGAAGATTTACAGTTCCATTAATGTTTGTATGAATAAAACTAGAACAATCTTTGATTGAATTATCTACGTGACTCTCTGCAGCAAAGTGAAAGACTGTTTTAATATTATGATTTTTGAAGATTGTATCGCAACTACCTTCACTAGCGATATCAGTCACATACAGTCTTGCTTCACTAGGAACGTTTCCTCGTTTCCCAGCATATGTAAGTTTATCAATACAAATGATCTCTTCATCGGTAATTCCTTTCAAGTAACGAAGGAAATTACTGCCAATAAATCCAGCACCACCAGTAACTAAAATAGACATGATTAATCGTTCTTAATTGAATACTTTTCTAAAATCTCTGGGGAATATTGTTTAATCTCCTTGATATCTTTTTCTTCTCTTTTTGCTTTCTCAAGTTCGTAAACTCTATTTCTTAGTTCAGTAGTAGAATATTGATGCCTTCTCTTGTGATAATAAATCTCAACATCATTATCAATACAATATTGCTTTCCTGTAAAATCAATATCTTTATATTCTTCACTCAAAAATCTAATATGAAATGTTTGAGTTTTAATTAGGTTAAGGAGATCTGCTTCAGTATCGTATAAGAGAATCTCATCAACGTATTTACATCCCTGCACCTGAACAAATCTTTCATAAATTGATTGTGTTGGTTTATTTTTTAAACTAGGTCTATCAATCGTTGGATCAACTTGTAGTGCTACTTTTAGATAGTCGCACATTTCCTTTTCCATCTTGAGCATAGTAACGTGCCCAGCATGAAAAAGGTCAAAGCAACTGCAATTAAAACCGATTTTCATATCAATAATACTTTTATCTAATTATACAAAAAAAGGGTGGTTTACGCAACCACCCCACATAGGTCTTTACATGCACGCCACTTACTCTTTAACCAGAAGTAAGAAACTGGGCGGGAGTATAAACCCCATCCGCACCAACGTCATTTGAGAGATGCCGTAAACTCTAAGGAGGTCTAATGACTCCACCAGGGTAAGTTTAAAGTCATTCCAAGACTCGGGATTGAAGGGGAACCTTCACCGACCAGGGCTAGTTTAAAGAGAGTACCGACTCTTTAGGCAACTTCAACAGTCTCAAGATCTTCATAAAGATAATCCATCAACATTTCATAATCATCAAGAGGATCACCAGAAAAAATTACACCATTTGATTCATAATACTTTCGAATTTTTTTGAAAAGTTTTGGATTTTTTACATCCAAGAAAATTTCACCTTTTGCAGCATTACGAAGAACATCCAAATCTTTGGTCTTAAATTTTTCAGTCAGTGCCATTGTTGTGTTTTAATTACCCGTTTATTATAAGGTTTGATTGATATTTAGTCAAGTGTGCCAGTCGGAAAACTGGCAAGTCCGAGTATTCAGATTTGAACTGAAATTATTCCGCTTCCCAAAAGCGGTGCCATGACCAAGTTAGGCGATACTCGGTTGCGTTAAGTAGTCTTACCTCTCAACAGA